TGGGTCTTCATATGAAAACTCTTCCCCGCCTGGAACACCACCCTTTCTATTAAACTTTTTGCCTATGATGGAACTCATATATGCTAATGTACCACCTATTTCTGATAGGTCGTCTAAATCTGTTGTACCATCAATAATCAAATATTCATACTTCCCTTTATTCTCTAAAAGCAGCTTTCTGTATGCCAGATAGTTTTGAAAAGCTTCCCATTTGCTCGTTTCTTGGGAATTGTAAATTGAGAGCTTTCTTGCTGCTATAAATTCATAACCCCCTTTTTCTAAGTCCAATACTAATGCATTTTTCTTTGTAGTGAGGTCTCCTAAGATTGTACCCTTTCCCATTTTTGGAATAGAGACTATAACCAAATCTCTAGGATTTAAGCTTGTCACTTGTGTAATTTCGTCTGGTAATTTCATTTTTTATGTAATTTAGTGTTTGTAAATATAAGCTATTTACATCTAATTTCCAAATTTTACTGAGAGATTTCTGTAGATTTTAATACAGTTTTTTTAGGCTCAATTTCACTTGGATTAGCCTTCACCAATTCATAAAATCTTTCAGCTTCTCCTTTATGCATAAACCATTTAACCACTTGATTATCAGCTTTCACTGCATACATTGTTCCATTCATTGGATTGATTTCTTCAATTAATTCTAATGTCATACGTATTTAATTTTTGTTTTGTCAAAGAATTCTAATGCTTTACTTAACCATCTAGCTTCTACATCCTCTGTAGAGCAAACGATGTATATCTGAGCTTTCTTGTCTGGATTGTTGTATTCCATAGCCATACATCTGTTAATCTTCTGAGCGAGGTTTTCTCCATTACTGTCAAAATAGTTGATAATCACTCTGTTAAGAGGCTTGTATGTCACCCCTGTATTACCAATCTTTACAACAGCCAGGTGTTTACCCTCTCCTGATACAAAGTCTTCAAATATCTTCTTCTCTATAGCTTTGCTATGATAGGAAGGAATGCCTAATGTATCAGCTATTTTGGTGACACCACAGAAAACTAACACTCGTTCGTCTTTATGCTTTTTGAGAAGCTCTCTGGTTTTCTCCATTTTGGCAATGCTATTCTGTATTATGCGCATTCTTGCCAGTCTTAAGAACATTGTGCTCTTTCCCTGTCTTTCCAGAGAATCAATCACCCATCCATAGGAATCAAACTGTTTCTTTTCAGTTTTTTTCTTTCCTTTGTAGTCATTTATTCTTTTGTCATCCAAAGGCACTCTCACCACTGTGATTTCATAGTCTGTTACAACTCCTTCATTTACAGCCTGTTCTATGGAATATTTAGCCACAACAGGCAGCTGAAGCTCTTCATGCAGTGTTCTTTCTGTAAAAGAAGAGAGTGTGCCTGTCAGTCCTAACACAACAGGGTTTCTGTCTGATATAAGCTCTCCTGCAGCCTCTATTTGAGCCTCAGACAATAGATGTATCTCATCTATTATGATAAGATCAAACTGTTCTTCTGTGTATTTCTTCAGGCTTAAATGGGTGGTGTATGTAACATCCTCATCGTTCCACCCACGCTTTTCAAAATCAGCTTTCCAAGAAGCCTTAATCTTATTGTCTGGATAGGCAATAAGAATTGTTTTAGGCTTTAGCTGTTCAAGGATGTTGATGGTGGTGTATATTTTTCCAAACCGTGGGCACAGATTAAGTATACCATATTTATCACTATTCATCCATACATCAGCAAATTCCTTCTGTCTTTGGTCTCTTATGTTCATTGTATAAAGAATGATTTGTTTACAACTGATTGATAATCAGCTTCTTTAATATCTTTTTTCTTAGGAAGCTCCTTAAACATACCAATTTGACCAAGAAAACCAAGACCTATTCTTATATCATCTTCCCCATAAGAATTCTTTGCAATTCTAAGACTTCTGTAGTATTTACCCCCTTGGTCATCTTTGAGCTTATCAAGTTCATATCCACTTGGGTCTGGCACTTTATATCTCATAGGATCAAATAGTGTAACAACAACATCAGCATCATTCTGAGTTTGAGAACTCTCTGCAAAATCTTCTAATTGAGGCTCAACATCTCCATTCTTTATTCTTATAGGATTGGAAATGCTACGATTGAACTGCTGAACAACAACAGGTGTGTACCCAAAGAAGTCTCTGGCATATCTCAGTTCATCACTCATCTTATCAATAGCTTCCTTTTTAGTGGGCTGGTCTTTAGTGGTCTTTAACAAACCAATATGGTCAACAATAACGATAGTAATTTCTCTATCATTCTCAGGAATATACACTTTGTTGTATTCATCCAATTGTTCTATTTTCCCGTTCTGAAGAGCATATGCTTTCAGTTCTTTAGCTATACCTACAGGATTCTCTGGTCCGTCAATAATAGTGATTACATTAGATAATTGTTCCATATAATCATCATACATTAAAAACAAATCATGCTCATCCTTTGTAAGTTTGTCATTCCAACCAAGCAGCTTACTAACAGGAATAACTATTCCATGGTCAAGAAATATCTTTCTACACACCCATTTAGCCATCTTATAGGTTCTACTTCTCTCCATAGAGCGATAGATGATTTTCAGCTTTATTTCTGAAGGAGATTGCTTTATAAACCAATCTGTAGGATTAAGAACAAATGCATCATCCAGAAAAGATGTTTTACCAGAGCCTGTATTACCACCTATCAGGAAATAATTAGACCTCCTAATACCAATGTATTTATTAAGTCTGTTAAATCCCATAGGAATTCCACCATTCTTATTCTCCAAACCAGATTGCACTTCCTGTTTTAATTGTTCAAAGCTCATAATTTTTCTAGTTCTTCTTTAACGAATGTATAACGTCTGTATTCCACTTGAATTTGATAATCAAGACTAAACTCTGGAAGCAATTCTAATATTTTATTCACTGCTATTATAGCGCATTCTGTGGCATATTGACCATTAGCCCAACCATAATATGTAGTTTCTGGTCTGATAGTTACACTTGTTGTAAATGCAACTTTTTCAATACCCATCTTCTCAACTAATTCCTGTGCTATTATTTTAGCTTCTTCTCTTAATTCTTCATCTGTTTTCATACATCTGTTCCTCCTGTAACTTTTGGTGCTTCTTCTATTTTTGCACCTTCTTTAATTAATTCAATAAAGGGTTCATAGCTACGCTGATTCAAATATGTAAGGCTGTTTTGCATATATGTTAGCTTGTTTGTGCTAAGTTTTACAGACATTTCTTTCTTTTGCATAACGTCGAATTCTAGTGCAGATGTTAAGTCTGCAGCTACATATTCGCCTTCCATAAGAATCTTTTCAAATTTAACCCTACATTCTTCTTTATTTGTTCTCAATGACCGTGAGCCAGAAAACATCCTTCCTTTATGTGTAAAAGTGTCTGTACCTGGAAAAGCTTTCCACCATTCTTCAAAAGAAGTGGATGATGGTTTTTTCTTTATCAACTTCATCACATCTTTTGTTTCCATAAACTTCAAAAGATCAACACCTATAAGTGTAATCTTATCTCCATTTTCAGATATAAGACCTTTTCTAATAAGTGTTTGATAAAGAGTGGCAAACTTTACGTTTTCTTCACACAGTTTTTGTACATCTACTTGACTTTCAATCATTTTCAACATAAAAACCAAATCAAGAGAATATCCTTTTTTTAGTATTTCTTCAAAATGCGAGGGGTTTACTTTCAACAGCGTCATTGTTATTCTTTTCAATATGTACAAAGATGATGGCAGGTAGTCTTTCCTGCATTATTTTTTGTTCTTCTTCCCATTGGTCAGCCTGTAAAATTAAGCTTTCTATCTGAGAAATCCTCTCAAAATCCTCAATCATTTGCGAACCCATAGAATATGTATTCTCCATCTCTTTCAGTTGTTGATTTTTTGTAAGAAATTTTAGCAGTGACAGTAGAACCTTTTTCTAACACTTTCTTCATTTCTACCCAAGAATCTGCTTGTTGCTCTTCTGTATACTTACGAGCAGCTTTTACAGCTTCTCCCTTTGTATTAAATTTACCAATAGCACCACCACGAGAATGACTATACGCTACGTATTTAAGCACCCATTTCTTTGTACCCTTCTCTACAACATGCTCCACTACAGACTTAATTTTGTTAGTGTTACCCTTTGGAGCAGATATACATATACATTCTGCACCATGGTGTTTTGACATTTCATCATGTCTTTCACGAATGTATTCATCCAGTGTTTTACCACTTGCTTTCCATTTTTCTGTAACATCTCTACATCCTGCTGTGGAATTAATTTGTCCACTATATCCTTCCTGATGACCGTATTCTCTTTCAGCATTTTCTACAGCTTCATTGTATGCTGCTTTAGCATTCTTTCCTCTTTGTCTAACATAAACCCAATTAGCTCCCATAATATTTAATTTTAATGTTTAAAATAATTTCCACCAAGGTTTCTTTTTTGGTTTTGGTGAGTGATATAATGTCGTTGTATATGTAGTAGAAACAGTAGGAGTTAAATCAGAAATAATTTTGTTTTTTCTCTCTAAGATGACATTTAACTTTCTTATTTCAGTTATATACCTTTCCTTCTCTTCATTAAACTTAGCAGTTAAACTTATGTCTATCTCATTGGGTTCAAGAGGTCTGTAATATATTTCACTGGTACTGTTCCATTGATCTCTCCTTATAGTTTTAACATAATATTCTTCACTTTTTAATAAATGTTCAAGATGGATCACTTGCTCTCTAAGTTTCTTTAAATCAGCTTCCATACTGTCATATCTACTCTTGGGTAGTGTCACTGTAATTTCACTCATTTTTATTAGTTTTTTATTACACGTATTCCGTACATAAAGTCAAACCATTTGAATGTTTCTTCTGCTCTCTTTTTGGAACATCTAAACACTTTCTTTATAAGGGGAATAGCATATCCTTTGAACATTTCATATTGTTCTTCTGTCATATTATTATCAGAATACCATGTAGGAGACTTTTTAGCTTCCTCAAGAGTTTTACCCACCATATTGAGCTCATATTCAATTAGATGGATGGCGATGTTTTCCCTGTTAATCTTTGGCATAGGAAAGACAGTGAATATGCTTGTTTTTACAGCTTCTTCAAAATCATTTACATCCCATACCAATGGTGTGGCTGGTTCAACATCTACAAAGGATATTCTTATTTCGTCCTTCTTTATGTGGCTTATAAAACATTGACCACCACTTACATGTATAAATCTGTCTCCTTTTTTAAACTTTTTCATTAGAATAGACTTAATTGTGCTGGGTTTATGTATAAATTTGATTTAATTCCCTGAATCTCTCTTATAATATTTTCTGTTTTTTCTATATAATAAGAATGATTAACATCTTCAAGGTTAGCAATTTTTATGTTATTACATATTGTGCAAACCCATTCTCCTGCTTCCACTTGTGATATAGGAGGTGCGTCTGATGTACATTCAGGGTTTTTCACCTTAACAATTTTCTCCCCACTCATGGAAACATAATATCTAATCATCTTTTTATATATGTTAACATGCCCTGTTTTTCTATTAATTCCTTCATAATGGAAATCTCTACTTGCTTTCTGCCTTATACAGAAGTCAAAGATATTAGTATGATTCCTAACAGTATGCTCAACAGGTACATTATGAAGAAAATATTGTTCCAGAGCAATTGGGATAATTCTTGCAGAGGTGTTCTTTTGCACTTCTTTATCCTTCTCAAAATCGCCTTTTGCTTTAAGTTTTCCATCTTTTTTAAGAGCTAAATAGTGATTAACAGATCTTTGGGCAATCCATTGAAACTCAGTGTATTCAAAGTTACCAAGTTGATCATTTCCAATAACTTGTTCCCAATGTGTTAGAATTTGTCTGAATTCTTGTTCTCGTTCCTTTTTAATGATGCAGTCAAAACCATCGGTATTTAAGCTCACCACTCTAAATCCTTTTAGAAGTAAGTCTTCAACTACCATTAAAATTTCAATCTGACCACCAATAGTCACTTGAAGCATACCATATGGATATTCTTGCCAGTCTCCTGATGTATTCAATCTACCATAAGAACCTCCATTAAGGGCTAATTTACCCATTTTTTGCAATGAATTGTATTTAGGAACGCTAGTTTCTTGATATAATTTCTTATATCCTAGTCTTCTGTCAATCTTTGATACAATTAAACTATTCCACCCAGGAAGATGTTTTGGTTCCACTTTATACTTTCTAATAGCATTTGGATATTGTGAGCCAATATCTATTTGCCAATATTGCTCATCTTCTGTAGGCTTTAGAAATCTTCCTTTTTCATTGCTATGAATACCACCCTTGGCTATTGTTGCTGTAAGTTCATCATTAAACTTGTGTTTAAATTTCTGTTTTTCATTTAGAACAAATTGATTTCCAATGTATTGTACAAACTGTTCAAGCTCTTTTGTTTGAAAATTTGTCCATTTAGGGAAAAATGCTTTAAACTTTTTTCCATAGAATGTAACAATCTTCTCAGGTCTAATTTCTTTGTAGTTCTTTTTAGTGAGCTTCATGTAATCAAGCTTGTTCCATTCAGCACCAATTCTTACATCATCCCAATTAAGGCAATTTAATCCGAATTCCTCCTTCATTGCAAATC